ATTGCCAAAAGAAGGCAGTGTGTATAGCAACAAAGAAAAAAAGTGGAAACAGTTTGAATATCCTAAAGAACTATCAAGACTTAAAAGCATATTTGATTGGAGGGCGTATCCAGAAGAAAAAAAAGCACAGTGGCACGACTACATTGACGAAGAGTTTAAAAGAAGAGATGATGGATTTTGGTTTAACAATGATGGAAAACCTACTTATATAACCGGTACACACTATATGTACTTGCAGTGGAGTAAGATTGATGTAGGTGCACCAGATTTTAGAGAAGCAAACAGATTATTTTATATATTTTGGGAAGCTTGTAAAGCAGACAAAAGATGTTATGGTATGTGCTACCTTAAAAACAGACGATCTGGTTTTTCATTTATGTCATCAGCCGAAACAGTTAACCAGGCCACAATATCAAGTGATGCAAGGTTTGGTGTTTTATCTAAAACAGGTGCTGATGCTAAGAAAATGTTTACAGATAAAATTGTACCTATATCAATTAACTACCCGTTTTTCTTTAGTCCCATACAAGATGGTATGGATAGACCTAAATCAGAACTAGCCTACAGAGTACCTGCATCTAAGTTTACTAGAAAGAAAATAACAACAAACGAAAAGCTAGAGGATTTAGAAGGATTAGACACAACTATAGACTGGAAAAATACAGGTGACAATAGCTATGACGGGGAAAAGCTTCAGTTATTAGTACACGATGAAAGCGGTAAGTGGGAAAGACCTGATAATATATTAAATAACTGGCGAGTTACAAAAACATGTTTACGATTAGGTAGTAGAATTATAGGTAAATGTATGATGGGCTCAACTTCAAACTCATTAGACAAAGGTGGAGAAAACTTCAAAAGATTATACAACGCATCAGATGTTACTAAGCGAAACAGAAACGGCCAGACAGCGTCTGGTTTATATTCTCTTTTTATCCCAATGGAGTGGAACTACGAAGGATTTATTGATGAGCACGGAAGCCCAGTCTTCGATAATCCAGACCATGATGTCTTTGACCCACACGGAGAGTTAATAGATGTAGGTGTAGTAGAAAACTGGCAAAATGAAGCTGATGGTTTAAAAGGAGATCAAGATGCTTTAAACGAATTTTATAGACAGTTTCCTAGAACAACAGAGCACGCGTTTAGAGATGAAACAAAAAACAGTATATTTAACTTAGTTAAACTATACGAACAAATAGATTACAACGAAGAAATGTCTAGAACTTTAGGTATTTCAACAGGTAACTTTCAATGGGTTAACGGTATTAAAGATTCTAAAGTAATATTTTACCCAGATCCTAAAGGTAGATTCAAAGTAAGCTGGGTACCACCAACAAATATACAAAACAAAGTTGTAATTAAAAATGGTATAAAACATCCAGGCAACGAACATATGGGTGCTTTTGGTTGCGATAGCTACGATATATCAGGTACCGTCGATGGCGTCGGCTCTAAAGGTGCACTCCATGGATTAACTAGGTTTAGCATGGAGGACGCTCCTGCTAACCAGTTCTTCTTAGAGTACTTAGCTAGACCACAAACCGCAGAGATATTCTTTGAAGACGTTCTAATGGCATTAGTATTTTACGGGATGCCTATACTAGCAGAGAACAATAAACCACGTTTACTGTACTATTTAAAAAGAAGAGGTTATAGAGGTTTTAGTATGAACAGACCGGATAAAAAATGGAATAAACTTTCTATAGCTGAAAAAGAAGTTGGTGGAATACCAAACTCAAGTGAAGATATAAAACAAGCTCACGCGGCAGCTATAGAAATGTACATACAAAACCATGTGGGATTAAACAAAGAAGGACAGTTTGGTAGTTGTTATTTTAACGAATTGCTAAACGACTGGGCTAAGTTCGATATAAACAAAAGAACAAAGCATGATGCGTCAATAAGTTCTGGTTTAGCTATAATGGCAAACAACAGACATTTATACACACCACACGCTCAAATAATAAAACCAAAACTAAATATAAGCATTGCTAGATATTCTAATGACGGTAACGCATCTAAATTAATTAAAGAATAAATATGGCTGAGTCAGTTATAAAAGATTATTTTCCAAGTCAAACAGTTAGCGATGCTGAAAAAGCATCTGCTGAGTATGGTTTACAAGTAGGTGAAGCTATTCAGAGAGAATGGTTTAATAGCTCTGGTGGTGCTAATAAGTTTGCTGCAAACAAGGTTCAATACCACAAACTTAAAAGCTATGCTAGAGGAGAACAGTCTATACAAAAATACAAAGATGAATTATCTATTAACGGTGATTTATCATATTTAAATCTAGACTGGAAACCAGTTCCTATCATACCTAAGTTTGTAGATATTGTGGTTAATGGTATATCAGAAAGAACATACGATATTAAAGCTTATTCTCAAGATCCTATGGGTGTAGAAAAAAGGTCTAAGTATATGAAAGATATAATGACTGATATGGCTTCTAAAGATTTTAATGAGCAAGTAGAGCAAAATTTTGGCATAACAGTAAAAAGATCCAACCTACAAGAGCTACCACAAAGTAAAGAAGAATTAGACTTACACATGCAATTAACCTATAAGCAGGAAATTGAAATTGCAGAAGAACAAGCTTTAAACGTTTTAATGGAGGGTAATAGATATGAGTTAATTAAAAAACAATTTTATTACGATCTTACAGTTTTAGGTATTGGTGCTACAAAAACTTGTTACAATACTTCTGAAGGTGTGACAATTGAGTATGTAGACCCAGCGAAATTAGTTTACTCTTATACTGATTCACCTTATTTTGAAGATATATATTATGTTGGTGAAGTTAAAACAATACCTGTTAGTGAGTTGATTAAACAATTTCCTGACCTAACACATGAAGAACTTGAAGATATTATTTCTAGCAAGTCTTATCAGAACAGTAACAGAGAAGGTGGTTACGGTGCTGGAACTGAATTTGATCCAAACAAAATACAAGTTTTATACTTTAACTTTAAAACTTATAACCACGAAGTATATAAAGTAAAACAAACAGGTACTGGAGGTGAAAAAGCTATACTAAAAACTGATAAATTTGATCCACCTAAAGACTTAGAAGGAGATTTTCAAAAGCTTTCAACAGCTATAGAGGTTTTATACGAAGGTGCTATGGTTTTAGGAACATCTAAGTTGTTACACTGGAATTTAGCAGAGAACATGCTAAGACCTAAAAGTAATTATACTAAGGTAAAAACTAATTACAGTATTGTAGCTCCACGTATGTATAAGGGTAAAATAGAAAGTTTAGTTAGTAGAATAACTAGTTTTGCTGACATGATTCAACTTACTCATTTAAAGCTACAACAAGTGATGTCTAGGTTAGTTCCAGATGGTATATACTTAGATGCTGACGGTCTTGCTGAAATAGATTTAGGTAACGGAACAAACTATAACCCACAAGAAGCTTTAAACATGTTTTTTCAAACAGGTAGTATTATAGGTAGGTCTATGACTGCTGATGGTGATATGAACCCAGGTAAAGTTCCTATTCAAGAAATAGCTAGTGGTAACGGTGGTGCTAAAATGCAAAGTTTAATTCAAACTTACAATTATTATTTACAAATGATAAGAGATGTAACTGGACTAAACGAAGCTAGAGATGGTAGTATGCCAGACAAAAATGCTTTAGTCGGTGTGCAGAAATTAGCTGCAGCAAACAGTAACACGGCAACAAGACATATACTACAAGCAGGTTTACAACTAACACAAGAAGTTGCTGAAGCTTTGTCTTTAAGAATATCTGATGTAATTGAATACTCCCCAACAAAAGATGCTTTCGTTCAAGCTATAGGTGCTCACAATGTTGGCGTGCTTGAAGAGTTGAAAGAGTTACACTTGTATGATTTTGGTATATTTATAGAGCTAACTCCTGATGAAGAAGAAAAAGCAGTGCTTGAAAATAATATACAAATGGCTTTACAACAACAAAGTATAGAGCTAGAAGATGCTATTGATCTTAGAGAGATTAAAAACGTAAAGTTAGCAAACCAACTACTTAAAATACGTAGAAAAAAGAAACAAGAAAAAGATCAACAATTACAAGAAAGAAACATGCAGATGCAGTCTCAAACAAATCAGCAATCGGCTCAAGCTGCGGCTCAAGCTGAAATGCAAAAAAATCAAGCTGCAATGCAAATGGAAGTTCAACTAGAGCAAACTAAATCTCAGTTAAAAATGATGCAACAAGATACAGAGGTTAAGTATAAAAAAGAATTAATGGAATTAGAGTTTCAAATGAATATGAAGCTAAGACAGATGGAGGTATCTACTAAGTCCAATAACGAAAACATGAAAGAAGATCGTAAAGATCAAAGAACGAAAATCCAAGCTACTCAACAAAGTGAAATGATAGAGCAAAGAAATAGCGATGCAGGTGCTAAAAACTTTGAGTCTACAGGTAATGATAGTTTAGGAGGTGATTTTAATTTAGGGCAATTTGACCCTAGTTAATTATTTTTATTAATTTTATAATATTATATTATGGCAGAAAACGAAAACGTAACCGAGCAGGTTACACAAATACCTGAGGAAACAGGTAAATTAAAAATCAAAAAACCAACCTTAAAAAATTTTAATAATGATGAGGTTATAAAAGTAGATTTATCAAAACCAAAAAACCAAGAAAATGAAGTTAAAGAAGATAACCCTGTCGACAAGGGAGTGGCTACAGAGCCTAATAATGCCGAGTCCACAGAAAAACAAAAAGAAGTACAACCGGAAGTTGAAGCACAAGAAACTCCAGTATTAGAAGAAATTATTGAAGAAGTAAAAGAAGATACTGTTGAGGAAAAAGTAGTTGAAGATTTAGCTGAAAAAGCTCAAGAAGCTATGATTAAATCTGCTGAAACTGGAAAGGCTTTGCCTGAGAATTTACAAAAAGTTGTAGATTTTATGGAAGAAACCGGTGGTAATATAGAAGACTACGTTAGATTAAATCAAGACTATTCTAGTCTAGATGAAAATAACTTATTAAAAGAATATTACAAACAAACAAAATCTCATTTAACTTCTGAAGAAATAAACTTTTTAATTGAAGATGACTTTAGTATATCTGAAGATGATTCTGAAAGAGATAAAAGAAAGAAAAAAATAGCGTTAAAAGAGCAAGTTGCCGACGCTAAAACCTACTTAGACGGGTTAAAGTCTAAATATTATGAAGAAATTAAAGCTGGCTCAAGGTTAACGCCTGAAGCAAAAACAGCTTTAGATTTTTATAATAAATATAACAAAGAGTCAGAAGAGACTCAGAAAGTAGCATCACAACAAAAAAATACTTTTTTAGAAAAAACTGATAAGGTTTTTAACGATGAGTTCAAAGGTTTTGAATATAGTGTCGGTGACAAAAAGTACAGATTTAATGTGAAAAACGGTGGTGAGATTAAACAAACGCAAAGTGACATAAATAATTTTGTTAAGAAGTTTCTTGACAAAGATGGTGTTATTGGCGACGCAAAAGGGTATCACAAATCTTTATTTACAGCTATGAACGCTGATGCTATAGCAAATCATTTCTACGAACAAGGCAAAGCAGATGCTACTAAAACTAGTATTGAAAAAGCCAAGAACATTAACATGAACCCTAGACAAACTTTTAGTAATGAGTCTGGTAAAGTTAAATATAGAGTGATTGGAGATAACTCTTCTAATTTTAAGTTAAAACTTAAACAAAAATAATAATTTAAAACAATAAAAAAATGGCACAATCATTCGTAGCCGGCGGCAATTTAAATGCTATCGCCGGGCCTACTCAACAAACACTGGCTAATAATTACTTAGACTTTGCAACTGGATGGGCACAACAATATCTACCTGAGCTTTACGAAGCTGAAGTAGAAAGATATGGTAACAGAATGTTATCAGGATTTTTATCAATGGTAGGAGCTGAAGAAGCTATGGCTGCTGACCAAGTAGTTTGGTCTGAGCAAGGTAGACTTCACTTAGCAGCTACTACTGTAGCATCTGCAGCAATTGCAGCTGACGATATTACTTTCGCATCTGCAGCTGACGCAAACATGTTTAGAGTTAACGATACTGTATTATTATACTGTACTGTTGATGGTACTACTGCTTCAAACGTAGGAACTACAATTAAATGTTTAGTTACTGACGCTGCTGATAGCGTAAAACGTACTGTGATACCTTATACTCAACCAACTTTAGATAGTACTGCTTCTGGAGCAGTTACTTATACTACAGCTTCTGTGTTTAGAGTAATGGTTTACGGTTCTGAATATGCAAAAGGTTCTACTTTAGGAACTGACAGAACTACTTTAACTCCTACATTTAAGTCTTTTTCTAACAAGCCAATTATACTAAGAGATAGATTCCAAGTAAATGGATCTGATGTTTCTCAAATTGGTTGGGTAGAAGTAACTGGTGAAGAAGGACAAAATGGTTACATGTGGTACTTAAAAGCTGAAGGTGATACTAGAGCTCGATTCAATGACTACATGGAAATGTCTATGTTAGAATCTGTAAGAGCTACTGGTACTCAGTTAGATACTCTTTTAGGAACTGGTGGTTCGGGTGAAGCTGAAGCTGGTACTGAAGGTTTATTTGCAGCTATTGAAGATAGAGGACACGTTTCTCTTGACACTTTCAACACTGCTAATAACGCTACTACAAACCATGCTGACATGACTGCTATCGATGCTATCGTGGCTAAATTAGACTTTGAGGGTTCTATTGAAGAAAATATGCTTTACTTAGACAGAACTGAAACTTTAGCTATTGACAACATGCTATCATTTGTTGGTGCTGGTGTTGGTGCTGCTAACGTTGGGTATGGTTTATTCGATAACTCATCTGACATGGCGTTAAATTTAGGTTTCTCTGGTTTCAGACGTGGATCTTATGACTTCTACAAAACTGACTGGAAATATTTAAATGACAAAATGGCGTATGGATCAATAGCTAGTTTATCTCCAGGTTTTTCTAAAATCTCCGGACTTTTAGTACCTGCAGGTGTAACTACTGTTTATGACCAAACTATGGGGAAAAATATGAAAAGACCTTTCCTACATATTCGTTACAGAGCTTCAAACACTGATAATAGAAGATTAAAAACTTGGGTTACTGGTTCAGTTGGCGGAAACGTTACTTCTGACCTTGATGCAATGGAAGTTAATTATCTATCAGAAAGATGTTTAATCTCTCAAGCTACAAACAACTTTATGTTATTAAAGAGATAACATATTTAACTAAAGAACCGGGGCTTCGGCCTCGGTCCTTTTATTTATTAATTTTATTATATATTATATTATGGCAAAAAAACAAGAAAAGGTAGAGGTACCTGTTGTTGAAGCACCAGTTGTTGAAACACCAAAACCAAAAGTAAAAGTTGAACCTAAAAAAGCAACTTGGGAAATGAAAGACAGGGTTTATAATTTAAAAGGTTATAAAAAACCTTTATCATACATGCTAAA